CAGAACCAGCAAGTTAGAAAACCGACCACGTTATCGACGCTGGCAAAACTACTGGATGGCCCATTTCAACCAGACGATTTGGGATCGGTTCACTGACGCAGCTGCTATCGCGGGGCGTGCTGAATTTCCGACTGCATCTGAGTTGCTGGAAGATCGCCGGGCAGCCGCACCCGTTGAATTCATGCCGCCGGTTTGGGAGTGGGTCGACGTAAGCGCCGAGCAAGCATCCAGCGAGGCATCTATCAACGCATTTCAAACGACCTACGCCGACGAACTGGGCGGGCGTGGTCGGTCATGGCGTCGGACGTTTTACCAACGTGCCAAAGAAGAAGCGTTGAAAGCAAAACTTGGTTTGCTTAGTCCGGCTGATGCGATGGCACAACAAGCCGCCGGCACTGGAAACCAGGCTGACGCAATGGCCGAGCAGGCAAAGGCTCAGGCGGGTCAGATTACGGGCGACGATCCAACGGCAGCAACAGGTGAACTTGCCGGACTATCAACCATGCAATTCAATCGTAATCGCAAGGCCATTGGCAAAGTGCTGGACGAATTAGCGGCGGGCGAAATCAGTGAAGCAAAGGCCAGAGTGTTCCTGTCCGGTATCGGCATGGCTCAGGAGTCGATTGACATTTTGATCCAAGATGCGTTGGACGGAAGCGTTGACGAACTACCAGCCGCGACCGACGAACCAAAACCAGCCGAACGCAAACGAGACAAAAACGGCGTGAGGATTTTTGACTAATGGTTAAACGCAGACAAGTTAAGTCGTTCAAATCGGACACGATCCCAGCATCAAAAATGATTATGCGGATGGTGATGGTTCGTGCGGAAACCGCCAACGACGAAGCGAAGTCCATCGAGGTTGTGGTAGCGTCGGAGAATCCAGTCGAACGATACGACGAAGAACGTGGTGAAGTGATTCGAGAAATCCTCTCAATGGATGGGCTGAAACTTCGCGGCGGTAAAGACAAATTGCCTATCGTTGATTCGCACGATAGGTCCACGATTCGCAACGTGCTGGGCAGTGTGCAAAACCTGCGGATTGAGGGCACGGAATTAGTGGGCGATGCAAAGTTCGCACGCAATGCAGATTCTCAGGACGCCTATTGGAAACTAAAAGACGGGCACGTTGACGACTTTTCAATCACTGCCACGCCCAACGAAATAGAAAATATCCAACGCGGTGAAACCCGAATTTTTCGAGAAGTCGAATTGAACGGGCCTGTTGATATTGTGACCGATTGGATGCCCACCGATGCCTCGTTGGTAGCGGTTGGGGCCGATGAAACTTCGACGAAGCGGGGCGCGTTGCTCCGCTCTTACTCAGACTTAAAAAGGATCAAGAGAATGACCGACGAACAAAGGGCCGCACTAGTCGGTCGAGGAATGCCAGCCGAAGTTGAAACAACCGATGGCGCATTGGAATGGATGATTCAAAACATGGACACACCCGAAGAGGAAGTCGTGAAGGCTGACCCCGTGGTTCCTGAAGAGGAAGTCGTTAAAGCGGACCCAGTGGTTCCCGAAGAGGAAATCGAAAAAGCGGACGAAGAAACTCCCGCCGAAGATATTGAAAAAGCAGTCGGTCGTGCGTTGCAAAACGATCACAAACGACAAAAGGAAATCCGGGCATTGTGCACCAAGGCAGGCATTCAGCGCGAGTTTGCCGACAGCCTATGCAGCCCAGGAATCACACTTAACCAAGCGCGCGAAAAGGTACTCGAAAGAATGATCACAAAACCATTAGGCGCAACCGTGGACCGTGTTGAAGTTACATCAAACGGCGAAGACCGATTGCGTGAAGCAATGCGAGACGGACTGTTACAGCGGGCCTACACGCAAACCGGCAAGCGCGGCAATCCATTTGCCACACAGTACGAGCCGAACCGCAAACCAGTCGACGGCCATTTGGACTTTTCGCGAATGAGTCTCAGCCGAATGGCGACTGAGATTGTGCAACGAGGTGGCGTCAATACTGGACGCATGACAGCGAAAGATATTGCGTTAGTGGCAATGGGCCACTCGCCGACAATTTCGCGGATGCGGCATAGCGGCATCATGCGGGCGACCGACGCCGGGCACACAACCGGCACGTTCACGAATCTGCTTTTGGATGCGATGAACAAAAGTCTGGTTGACGGTTACGAAGAGGCAACCTTTACATGGGACATGTGGGCGCGACAAGGTAACAGCACGGCTGACCTGAAAGCGATTCATCGAATTCGTTACAGCGAGTTCCCGGATTTGCAGGATATTCCGGAAGGCAAGTTGTACCCCGAAGGAAAAACCAGTGACGCGAAAGAATCTTACACGCCACAGAAAAAGGGCCGTGTCCTGACGATCACTTGGGAAACCATTGTTAACGACGACATGGACGCAATCAGCCGGGTGCCAGCCATGCAAGGAACGGCAGCACGGCGTAAACAAAATAAATCAGTTTACGCAGAATTGACCGACAACGCAGCACTGTCAGACGGCGTGGCCTTGTTCCACTCGACGCACGCCAACTTGGCTGGATCGGGTGCCGTGATCAGCGAAGCGACATTGAATGCAGCCTACGCAGCCATGATGGTTCAAACGAATCTAGGCGGCGAAATCATTGGCGTTGTTCCGCGTTACTTGATTGTGCCAGCTGCAATTTCGGCGACGGCACTACAGACCACGGTATCAGTCACACCGCCAACGGTTGGCGGCTCGACACCAGGTACAAGTGGAACGATCAACCTGTACGGGCCAAGTGGCAGCCGACAACTTGAAGTGATTGTCGAGCCGCAACTTGACGCTAACTCAACAACGGCGTGGTATTTGGCGGCTGAGAAGAGCCAGATTGATACCGTTGAACTAACGTTCCTTGAAGGGGAGGAATCCCCTGTACTTGAATCCGAATGGGATTTCGATTCGGACGTTTACAAATACAAGATCCGGCAGACCTACGGAACCAAAGCGTTGGATCACCGAGGATTGTACAAAAACCCAGGCGCGTAAGACCGTCAAAAACTGCGTACCCGTGAGGGCGTTAAACCAATAAGTTTTATTTAGAGAGATTTTACGATGGCTGGAATTCAAGATTTTCTATGTTTCGAGGATGACTTTCTCGGACCACAAACACTGACCGCCACACCTGCCGGTAATGATCCCTGGGACATTGCTGACACGTCAAGCGCTGGCACGCCGACCTACACAATCGGCGGAATCAACGGCGAAGCAACGTTGGCATTTGATTCACAGGCAGAGGTTCAAAACGTCTGTTTGTTTCAATCAGATGTACTCAATTTTGACATTGATCTAATTGACCATATTGAAATGCGGGTCAAGACGGTGGCGGCATTGGATACAGCAACAACGCTGGCATTTGGTTTGCAATCAGCACGCAACGACGACACCGACGCGACAGCGGCCAACGCTCAATTCAAGTTGGTTGGCAGTAACTCCGTGGTTGTCGAAACCGATGACGCGGTTGCTGATAACGATGACGTTGCAACCGGCAAGACGCTGGTGGCTGTTTACAAAAAATTCGTGATCAGTTTCGCGACTGGCACGGCTGACGTGAGATTTTACATTGATGGTGATCGCGTTGCCGCTGGCACTACGTTCTCGATGGCTGGCTACACCGCCGGACTTCAACCGTTTGTGCAAATCAGCAAAACGTCTGACACGAACGTGGATTCAGTGACGATTGATTACATTCGGATCGTTAGCCGCCGAGCATAACCATGACCTTGCGTCAAACGATAATCGATGACGTTTCGGCAATTTTCCTCAACCTTGATGACTTTGCCGAAACGATTATCTATCACCGCCGTGGCGGAGGTTCCAAGATGATTAAGGTCATCATTGATTGGGACGGTTATTCGTTTTTTGATCCGGCTGGAAATGTCGTTATGGCAACCGGTCGCTTCATTATGGATAACGCCTGCGACACCGGCGTGCAGGCGGCGGACGTTGACACGGGCGGCGACGAAATTAGCGTCATCCAGGAAAACGGACAGGTTGCCGCCGAACGCCGAACGGTGCTGAAAATCATTCACCAAGACCTGGGGACCGTCGATATCGCGTTCTTATAATGGCAACCGCAATCGCTGAACAAATCGCCGCGACCGTAAAAACGAGGTTAGCTTTAATCTCGACAGGGGCGGGGTACGAAACGACAACCAGCGGGGTTGTGCGTCCAGTGCGGTTAAACAATGCGAGACCGTTGGACTATCAAATCTTTGTGACGCAAGGCGACATCACACGGGTGCCGGAATTGGATTGTCCGGGCAACCCACCAGCAACGGCGCGGGTGATTCCGTTTTCGATTGCTGGAATCTTGCGGCCAAGTGACACCGACACTACAGCGATCGACACAATCAAAAACCAATTCTGGGCCGACGTTGTGAAGTCGCTATGCAATGCGGTGGCGTGGTGGAATTGGGGCGGGCTGGCTGTCAATTCAGATATTGGTGACGTGGAAGATTACGCGACCGATGACGGCAGCAGTGCGGGTTTTAAGGTGGCTTTGAATGTCACGTATCGGACAGACGAAACCAACCCCTACAACGTGAGGGGTTAACGATGCCGATCACAATCAGCGTGGACGCCAAAGGACTAATCAAAGAACTGGAACAGCTGGCGAACAGTCTCCCTAAACAACTAGGGATTGTCACATGGAAGACAGCAAAAAAAGGCAAGTCATTTATTGCTAAGTCCGTGACGGAAGAACTAGCCGTGACGCAAAAAGTGATCAAACCATTTTTGCATTTGCAAACCAAAAAGATAGGCAAGACGCGATCATCGTTGACATTGTTTAAGTCAAAGCGCATGTCGCTACGTCACTTCAAGCCTAAGCAAACCGGCGTTGGCGTGTCTTACAAGATCAGCAAGCGAGGCGGACGCCAAATAATACCGCACGCATTCATGGGACCAAAACCGGGTGTGATCGCGCCAAGACTTGGCGGCAATGTATGGCTACGCGAAGGTGCCCGCAAGGCCAAAGGGGCGCCGGGACTCAGTCAACGCATTCGCCGTGCTGGTGCCGGCCCAAGTCCGTGGGGTGTCTTCGTCTTGCAGAAGAAATCGACGGCACTATCAAAGCTGCTACGCGAAGAAATGCGAAAACAATTAGCCGAACGGCTGCGAATCATCAAACTTAAAATACCGGGAGTCAATTAAATGGCACTACTAAAACGAGTCCGCGTGCTGGCGGCGAAGATCGAAGCGACCAGCGGCACTGTCGAGACACTTACTTCTGCCGAAGGCGTGTTCAATGCGTTTGATGTGGAGATTCAAGCGAATATAGATTTCACTGCGAGAAAAGGGCAGGGAGCATTTTCCAATATTCCGGGCGTGCTTGGTTCGCGGGCGGGAACCCTCTCGTTCAAAACGTATTTGTACGGGGACGGTGCCGGCGGCTCTCCTGGATGGGCCACGGTGTTATTGCCAGCCTGTGGATTTATCGAAACCGCTACTGTTTTTTCTCCGTCGTCTGAGACACCGGGAACCAACGTTAAAACGGTTACGATCGCCGTCTACGAAAACGGCGTCAAGAAGTTCCTGAGGGGTGCGGCGGGGACATTCAAACTTATGCTAACGACCGGAAAGCCCATTTCGATTGAGTGGACGTTCACCGGCGTTTGGCAGGCACCAATTGACGCGACTATTTTAGCACCAACCTATCCCACGCGGGTGCCGATTCGGTTTGTGTCGTCGGCCTTTACGATTGGCGGGGCAACCCCGTCTTGTATGGAGTCAATTGAAATCGACGCAAACAATACTGTTGTAATGCGCGACTGTCCAACCGCTGCCGATCTCAGCGGTAACGCTGCCGCAGTGATAACAGATCGAAACACAAAGGGGTCAATGAACCCAGAATCTCGATTAGTGGCAACCGAAGACGTGTTCGGGTTATGGATTGCTGGAACCGAAGAGGCGTTGTCGATTTCAGTTGCCGACGCCCAGGACACGATTGTAATTGCTGCCCCGAAAGTTCAACGGGTGAACGTGCAAGAGGGTGAGCGGAACGGATTGCAGATTGACCAGATTGAGTTTCAGTGCAACAAATCGGCGGCAGCTGGTAACGACGAATTGACGATTACGTTTAACGCAACTATCTAGCAAAGGGTGACACATGGCGGCGAGTTATGAACCCGGCGAAGAAATCCGATTACAGTTAGACGGATCAAAACGGGCGTTTTATTCAAAGGCAAAGAGCTGGCGAGAACAAAAGAACCTGGGCATTCAATCCGACGAAATCAAAAAGATTGAAGACGAACAAGATCAAGTGGACGCAATGCTGGCGGTCTTGGCGGAACAGATTACACGGACTGACCCGCCGATCAAGATAACCGCTGAGACGTTGGCCGACGTGCTGGACTATCGCAGCATTTGGGTTTTATTTGCCAGCATCAGATACAACCTGACGGCAGATGAAAAAAAAAGTTCCGAGTAGCCGCATTGATTAGGCAGGGGAAATTGTGCCGCGATTGTTCAGGCAAAAAATGCAGAGACAAAGGAACGGTCAA